TGCAATGTTTGAGAGTATTGTGACCCAGATACCCGTTGAGGACAGTACTTTTATACGTACTTTGTCATTGGATGAAGCGTTGAACGGTGATGGTAATTTCGTGGATAGATATCCTACTGCTGGATCTCCGGGGATACCTTCGACGCTTAAGAGGAAGCATGGGGTCACTGGTAAGCATGGTATTATGGATCAGAACGCCGATGGCCGTTGGTTTATTTCTGATGCCGAGTGTGCTGATAGGATTGACCGTATGCATGAGTCTTTCAGCGATGGGGTCGTCGAGCCTGCGATTAATCAGTTTTGCATTAAAGATGAGACATTGAAGTGCGATGAGCTTGGAGTTGTTAAGAAGACCAGAGGCATTAAGTGTGCTCCCATTGAATCGAATTTGTGCGGTAAACGTTATTTTGGAGGAATGGTTAGCCTTTTTAAAGCGTATTTTGATCGAATTCCTTTTAAATGTGGAATGAATGTTTTTTCGAGCGATTGGGACGACTTCGTTAAATGGCATCTCGAAGTTGGAGACATAGGATTCGATGGCGATATTGGCGGTCAAGAGAATATGATTACAGGTGTGATATACGATGAGCTTTATCGTTTTACCAACCGGATATATGCCCATTATGGTGAAGAGCCGACTGACGAGGAGAAGCGCCAAAGAGCGAGCTATTTGACCAGTTTGTGCCATTATTATATGGTTATTGGTCCTGATTTGTTCAGAGCCAAGTTTGGTAATCCGAGTGGCAATTGGTTGACAGCTTTTATTTGTTCATTTACGAGCGGGATATTGCTGGGAGTTGCTTATTTCGGTTTGGCTTTGAAGCATGATCCGATGAAGGCTAACGTTTATTATTTTTTGTCCCTAGTGCGAATGTCTCTTAGTGGTGATGATAATTTTGTTTCGCGTTCAGCTATGCTTGATTGGTTTACAGGTCCTAATGTTTCCAAGCATCTTAAAGAAAGTTATGGCTACATGTATACGGATGCCAAGAAGGCAGAGGTGTTTCCGGAGGATAGACCTGTTATTAAGCTGAATTTTTTGGCATGTAATATAAGACTTAGTGACGAGTACCCAGGCATTACTTATATGGCTTGTATTGATGACGGGCCTCTTGAGAAGTGTGTTCAGTACATTTCGAAGAAAGCAGCCAACGGAGATGATTACATTGCTATTGCTGATAATGCCAATACGGCTATTGATCTTGTTTGGACGTCCGGCAGAGAAAGGTTTGAAGAGTATAGGAAGAAGTACTTGACTGCGTTTGTAGATACTCCTGATTGCAATGTGCCTATTTTGCATGATTTTGAGTTTTGCAGAGAACGATTTTTGCAGAAGGAATTGCTTTCAGAGGACTATTTTGCTGACGATTATTCGTTTGTACCACATATGCTTAAGGCTCCAGAACAAGTTAATGTTGAGTTCAAGCAAGCACAAGTTTCTGTTGAAGCTGGTCCCGGAGGTAAGGCTGATACTGAAGTGACTTATAAGTGCACTGAGAGCACAATCTTGGAACCAGCCAAGAGGTTCGCTGTAATGTACGATTCTCCAGAACGTAAGACTCCCGTTGATGCTTATGTTGAAAGTGTTTCATCTGCATTTTTGACCAGAACGGGTGTTGCGGGTGATTTTAGACCGATGGCTGGGGCCTTGGGTTGGTTTGCTGCGCCTTTTGCTGCTTGGAGTGGAGATCTTAGACTTGGCATTAAGTGTGGTGGCGAGACTTTAATTAGGACTGATGCTACAGAAAGATTGGCAAATGCTTTAACGTTACCCAAGCAAATTGGTTTGCGACTTAGTAGTATGAGTCCTTTTGATTACACTAGTGTTGACGAACAATGGGCCATGCTGCAGATTCCTTCGACCATTCCTTATAAGTTTAACGTTTTACCTAAGCTTGTTGGTGAAGAGAAGTACAGGCAGACCACAACGGCGTCTTTTATTGTAGACACACCTGCTGGAGCCGATAGAGCTAATTTAACGGTTTTTGCAGCAGCTGGCGATAATTATTCGACGCATTTTCTGTTTATGGTTCCGTCTATTCAAGTTGGTGACACTTATTATCCTCACAATAGGAATTATCAGGACACTTTACCTGAGTACTTGAATTTAATTAACGTTGCAACTGCGCCGGTGTTTCCTTTGTCGCAGAATTCAGTTATTGAGAACTATAAGAATCAAGGTGTAGTTGAGAGTTCAGGTACTATTGTTGAAAGTATAACCTATCGAACAGAGATTTTTACTGACGCGGAATTGGTTTCACTTGGAGTTGCTGCCAATCCTCCTACGAATAGGAGGTATGATCCTGGAGCTGTAAAACAGGTTGAGTGTGATCTTAAAGATTGTGTAGCAAGAAGTATTGACATTGAAGTTCAACCAGGTGGTGCAGCAACTGGTGCTGCTTCGTTTAATTTGGATAATGACACAGCGATTGTTAGGGGCACGAGTTATGTAGCTGGCAATATTGAGATGGCCAGCGGTTGGTATTTATCATACCCTGCATATTCAAATAGTTTGGTCAGAACTCTTTTGAATACTACCGGTGTTCCTGCTACCGAGGTTATTATACCGACGGCTCAGTCTAGTTACGAGAATTATCCTGCTTCTTCCTTCATTAAGCCGGTCACTAATCCGATTGCTACTTATCTTGGAGGTGACCTTTTTGTTTGGGACGCTACTGTTTCTTATAATAGAGCGTTTTATGACACTACAATACTTCCTTTTAAGAGTCATGACGAAATGAAGCATGATTACACTTTTATAAAGCATATGGATTCGCAAGATCATGGTATTGGATTTACCAATGTTCTTGATTCTGAGGTTGTTTCAACTGACAGAACACCAAAGGTTGCTAGGAAGGATATGGGCGAGGAAAAGTATAGTTTCGACAGCTTTGTTGATCGTTTTCAACTTATTAGAAGTTTTCAATGGAGCGACACTCAACCTCAGGGTACAATTCTTGATTCGAGGAGTGTGCCTTATCAGTGCATTGGTTCAACTACAGCTACAGCATTTAACAAATTTTGTTATTGGAGTGGCGATGTTGAGATCAAAGTCCAGGTCCAGTCCACAGCTTTTGTTTGTGGTAAGTTGATTGTCGTTTTTGCTCCACTTTGTGACCCTGCGAGAGCATCATATCTTCAATTACCTTCTTTGGTTTCAATGAGCGTTGCCCCGAACGTTACTGTGATGGCTGGTAATACAACTGAGGTTACCATGTTAATTCCGTACGCCCATTACAAAAATTATTTGAACACTGATGGTGAAGCTGGGGATCCTTTTTCTTTGTTGGGTACTGTTTCGATAGCTGTGTTTAATAAGCTTAGGGTGGCTACCGGGGGTGTGGATTATTGTACTGTGAATGTTTATTCTAGGTTTAGGAACAGCAATTTCCAGATGTTACGCCCACCACCTATTGATGGTAATGTCCCACCTCAATTGTTTGTTAAGCATGGAGCAGCTATGTCTATGGCCAAAAATGTGTCAAGCGTAGTTGATGATGTTACTGATGCTGTTGACAAAGTAGGTGCTGTAGCTGCATACGCTTTAGATGCACCCAATGTAGGCGTTAATTATACTCCAGTTTTTAAACGAGCTGCGCCGATGTTGAATCATTCAACGAATGTGCATTACATGAACGTCATGGAATTGCACCCGGGTCAGCAGTCGTTAGCTGACGGCAGAGATGTTGCTTCTTCGGTTCCTGAGTGTACTTTGAAGTATTTGCTTACAAAGTTGTCGTATTTGAACACATTTAGTGTGAAAGACAGTGATATTGAAGGGGAGGTGTACATGGTCATACCGTTAACTCCAACAATGAAATTGTTTAATGCACCATTGGATTCACTTGTTGATGAGACTTTAGTTGGCTATACTGCTGCTCCTTTTAAGTTTTGGAGGGGTGGCTTTAAGTTTGTTATTGAGGTTATCGCCACTTCTGTGCATACCGCGAGATTGGTCGTAGCTACGCATTATGGCGGTGCTTCTAGTACTGTCAGTATGGATAACATTTTAGCGCAGAATGCTGAAGTGTTGGAGATTGGTGCCGGTCAGAATACGTTTGAGGTTATTGTTCCTTGGCGTGTTCCGACTCAATGGCTTGAGGTTCCTGGAGGCCCACCGGAACCCGTTAATCCATTTGAAGTCACATCCGCTGCTAGGTACAGCATGGGTGAGATTTCAATCAGGTTGTTGACACGTTTACAAACTATGCCTAGTGTCTCACCTGAAATTGATTGCAATGTTTATGTGTCTATGCTTGACGACGCTGAACTCGCATATTTGGGCATGAACACTGCGGATTTGACCCCAGTGTTGGTTCCTAACCAGAAAATTGTTCCATAATGTGGTTTTAATACCATTTTATAGGAATTGTAAGCCTTTTTTACGGATTAGGCGTTTTAATTAACAAGTTGTAGTAAGTTAGTATCATCGCATTGACCGTAAGGGTCTTGTTTTTTTTTGATTTTGGCTTTCTACGAACGAGCAACTATAACCTTGTACGAAATAGGATGTTGTTTTTATAGTCTGCAGACGTG